GATCTGGCATTTTCGGTGGAAAAGGATGGAGTATCCTTCGAAGCTGCAAGGGCAGAAGATGCAATGGAATATGCCTTAAAGGATACCAACTGGAATGTGGGTACGGTAAATATCGTAACAAAGCGTACATGGAAGTGTTCGGAGAAAAATGCACTGGCTATTCTTAGGAAAGTGCAGAACATCCATGGTGGTGACTTGGTATTTGACTGCGTAAACCGACTGGTGCATCTGTATGCATTTTCCGGAGAGAACAGCGGAGTGCTCTTCTGTTATCAAAAGAACATGAAGTCCATTAAGAAGATAGTGGATACCAGAAGTCTAATAACAAGATTGTATGCTTATGGCAGCGAAGGGAGAACCTTTGCAAGTATTAACGGTGGAAAGCCTTATGTGGAAGATTACAGTTATACCAGTGAACTTCGGATTAATACATTGGACTGCTCCGGATTTTCCAATCTGTATCAGATGTTTGAGTATACGAAGTCAAAACTGGAGGAGTATTCAAAACCTCGAATTTCCTATGTGATGACGGCCATGGATTTATCTGTTCTTACCGGATACGAACATGAAACATGGAATCTGGGAGACGTGGTAACTGTAGACGATAAGGAGCTGGGATTATCTGTCCAGACCCGTATTGTACGCAGAAAATATAATCTTAGAGAACCTTGGAACACGGTACTGGAACTTTCTACTACACTAAGGGAACTGGGGGACTCCACGGCTCAGTGGGATGATGCGGTGGATGCACTCGCAGCCACAAGTTTGATAAATTCACAGGACATTAAAAACATGGTGCCGTTCAATCATCTTAGGAACTCCCGTGCAGACAATGATATGGCATATTGGGAGAACTGTGGTTTTGAAGTGGATACTACAAAGGGAAATTCCGGTAGTGCTTCGTTTAAATGTACAGGAGTAGCAGGAAGGACGCTTAGCATGGCACAGACCGTGACACCTGCCAACCGGGATTGTTATACTTTTTCAGCGGAGATTTCTACCAATGAGCTGATAAAGGGTGATGCCGGACAGGTCGGTGTGGAAATCACGATTGAATATGAGGATGGAACTACAGAAACAAGATTTGTGGATTTATGTTAGGAGGCACGTATGGCAGCGTTTTCTAATGTGTACCGGAAGATAGACCCGTCCGTAAAAAAGAGGGTAGTGGCAATAAAGATACGGGTATGTGTCACGGACTGTACCGGGGAATTTTATATTACTGATATGCAACTGCAGGGTGGTTCTCTTCCGACTGGATGGGTTGGCCATGTGAGTGAACTTCCATGGACACTGGATGGGTAGGTGTGCTTATGGAGTTTGAGCGTTATTCGGAATGTATAACCAAAAAGGAGAATAAGCGGGTGGTTAGCGTGACGGTAAAACTGGTTATGGATGACTGCTCTGGAGAACTGTGGATTACGGATATGGCACTGACAGAGGGAGATTGTGTGTCCGGATACAGCATCAACACTAAGGAGATGCTTGCAACATATTCCGGTGAGGAAGCTGTGGAAGGAAAGCGGTTCTTTAATGGGGTCATCCGTGGAATGGATACCATTATTGTTCCGAATCTTGGAGAAACCAGTGCTGGGATGGACTTTAAAATATATCCGAAGGATGCTATGAAGGCAGGGAGTGTTGTTCTTGCCACGGGAACAGGAGCGCATACTGCAACTTTTACAAGGGCGGTAAATGCGGATGATACACTGGAACTTCTGGCATCCACAAGGGAGTGTTTAAAAAACGGAAAGGCTACGGAGAAGAAGGGATTCTTCCAGTATTGTGCTGCCTGTGACAGTAAACACACTGTTACGGTGGAAAAGGGAAAGTCAGCCAGAATATTGGTGGCTTTTCAGGAGATGCAGAATGGGAGCGAATTGATATGAGAGATTATTTACAGGGTAAGAAATGCATGGTGTGGACATTCATGTGCAACACACGAATGTATCAGGCACTTGACAAATATGGTGACCGTTTTGATACCGTGGGCGTATTCTGCTTTAAGGTAGATAAAACCGGAGCGATAACAGCGGATACCACAAACATTAATCGCATTTCTTCCTATGTGGAGAAGTGGCCGCACATCCGTTGGTTACTTACTGTGGCAAATGACGGTTACGCTTCTATTTTTACGGCACTTAGGGAAAATACGGATGGAGCACAGGATGTGTTTATTTCAGAACTTGTCCGTATCATGGAAGAATATCCATGGGCTTCCGGTATCGATATTGACCTTGAAAAAGGCGGAGGCTATGAAAATAAAGATAAAGCAAATGCTCTTTTTAAAAGGATATATGATACGGTTAAGGAATATGATGGAGAAAAAGAAATGAACATCTGCTTGCCGGGAATGACTGGAGAACAGGGCTCCGTTGGTGGAGAAAACTGGTGCGTTTATGGTGACCTGGATGCATACTGTGACAGTGCAGCAATCATGAGTTATGGTATGGCTTGGGCAGGCAGTGCTCCGGGACCAGTATCACCAAAGGACTGGCTTGATGGCATTTATGATTATGCTTCCTCGGTTATGACACCGGGAAAGATATTTCTTGGGATGCCGGCCTATGGATGGAACTGGAGAATACACCAAAGTCTTGAAGATATGGGACGCTCCTACCGGGCAACCTCGCAGACTTATTATGCTGCAAAAAACTGGTTGAACGGAGTTTATAACTTCACAGATGATGCGCCACCTCAGCCGTTTATTCCTTTTGTTGCTTACTGGGATGATTATGACCATGTACCTTGGGCATTGCCTCATGTGTACGATTACATGGAAGGTCAGGATGCCATTGAGTATGATAGTCCGATAGTAACGGATACCTACAACAGACGAAGATATCTGACCGTGTATGCCAAGAAACAGAAGGTTGACTTTGGAGAGGTGTATGTGGATATCGGTGGTGGTGATCCAACGGAGAAATCCGGTTCTGTAGGATTGGAACACACCTATGCATCCATGGGAGCAAAAGGTAAACTCGAATATGAATTTACCATTGAAGAGGATGGATATTACGATATTCCGTTTAAAATATGTTTTCCGTTTTGGGACCAGAACGGAATAAAACTCTCCCTGTTTGAAGTTCCTCCGGAAGAGGAGGAGCCGGAGGAGGGGGAAGAATCTGAAGATTCGGAAGAAGAAACCATACCGGAGGAATCGGAGGATGAATCCGGTGAGGGTGGAGAAACTATGGAAGAGGAGAAGGAAGAAATATTACCATTACACACGATTACTTATGTTGAAGAACGTTTGTGGTGGCCTTACTGGCGCAGCTCTTGTTGGATGTTATTTGCAGAGTGGCTGGAACTGAAAGCCGGAACCTACAAGTTGGTAGTGGAAACGGTGGCAGAAGGAGTGCTGTTTTATGGTTTCAAGGTCTGCGATTTTTTCTATGAAAGAAGATATGGTGGGGAAGCAGTGTATAAACTTTCTCCAAGAAATTTTATTGATGTGGACGGAAACAGCTGTAAGCCGGACAAGGGATTTCGTCTGACACCAGAGGTGCTTCGAAGGGTACCGGACTCTGCACTCATATGGTATGAGGATTTCAGAGATACACCGTATTTGCCACGAAGCTACTGGACTACCTATTCCGGAGAGTTTAGGGTATGGAGGGATATGGAATCCACGAGTTCCAGACCGTATTCGCAACTGGACGGTATGGGGAAAGTTGGATGGGCATATTCCGGGTTTAAAGACCTGCATATACGGTGCAGAATTGCCATCCCGGAAGGGGGTGGTGGCAGAACCGGAGTGTTTGTGGGAGATTTGTTTCTGTGTATTAACTATGACAGTCAGAGGCTTGAGTTATATCAGGGAGATGAGTTGCTTGGTTCTTATGCAAGCACCTATGAAAAGACCAGTGATGATATGCTCCGGGAGGACCCGTCCACATATACATTTGAAATGCGTATTCGAGGAGATAAGGTCAGAGTGTATTCCGGTACTGCCTACACACCACGGTTTACAGCTTATGCTAACAGTTTCATGGGTGGTGCTGCAGGTTTTAGGTCAGAACAACGTGCAATTTGTGAGTTGCTTCGCATTGGAGATGCTTGGACTTATGAGCCATATGAGAGATTTGATATCCGGTTTCCGGATGGTTCAACAAAAGTATATGGACGAGTTTCTCGTAGTAATGTTGTATGGGACTACGACTTTCAAGTATTTAGAGTGACAAAGGATATAGAAGAAAGTGATACAAGGACGGAAGCAATCTCCATGGATTATGATTTTGTACATTCGGACATTATGGAACTGGAATGCGGTAAAAACTATACTGTAACAGTAAAGCCAGTGGATATCAATGTGTGGATAGCAAGGCTGTTTCTTGGAGATGCAGATGGGTTCTCCATCCTATATTACCAGGATGTAGACTCTTTGGTGTACTGGTCAAATCAGGCAGCATATAAGTGGCAACTTAGAGGAATGGCAGTGTGGTCTTTAGGGCAGGAAGATATGAGGCTTTGGGAGGCCCTGCCAAAGCAAACGGAATAAAGATGGGTGGAAAGGACAGCTATGGTGGCTGTCCTTTTTTCATACAAACATAAGAAGGAGGAAAAGCATCATGAAGAGTATTTGGAACACGATACAGTTAGTATTT